TCCTGCAGGTAGAACATTAATGGGTACTATGATGTAGAAAGCTTAAAAAGAAAGTGATTAAATACATTAGATGATCCCCTTCAACCACGAAAATGTTATGATGATCGCGACTGCTATTTGTGTCATCGGTGTAATTTTCCTACTTCGTGAATTGAATAAGACCAAGGAGGAACTCTATGAACTTAAGGAATTCTCAGAAGATGTTATGGAAAGACTTAATGGAATTGAGGGTGATGATGATGACGATGATGATTTATCTGAAATAAATCCAGAGGAGGCAAAAAATACCGGAATAAACATGTCCACTTAATATAACTTGCGAATGCGCAATGAAAAAGTACAAAGCGATTGCAGTACCTGTAAGCTTCGTAGATGGAAAACCAAAATTTTTAACGGTTCGAGATTGGAGATTTAAGGATTGGATTTTTGTTACAGGAGGGTGTAGACGAAGAGAAATTTATAACCCATTACGATGTGCTCTCAGAGAATTAGAAGAGGAAACACGGGGTGTTGTATCCTTAAAGAGTGGTCAGTATACCGAATTCAAATTTATACATAAAGAAAGTCCGACAGTTGATTTGGAATATAATGTATTCATCTTCTTTGTCAATTACAATAAATCCCAACAACAAGATCTTGTTCGACGTTTTTATGATGAAAAACAAAAGACTTCAGTCAAAAAAGCACTCCACCAACCCTATAAAAAAACATATGATGAAAATGATTTTATGAGTTTTGATACACTCGAGGAATTCAATGGACGTAAGCGATGGAAGCTCATTATAGACAATGTCATCAAAAATCCAGAATTTTATTCGTGTATAAGTTCTATGAATAGAAAAACATTTTCTATTAAATAATGAAGTCTAAGGCTTTCATCTTACATCAGATTACAGAACTACTTGATAAGAACCGTGGTTTCTGTGAAGAGGAAATTGTTAAGTGGAGAGATGAAAACGCCGATAAAACGGTATATGAACTTCTTGTTATAAAAAAGGAACTTTCTGAAAAAATAGAATTCCATGATGTTTCAATTATGAAGTGGTTTAGAGAAGAAAATGAATAAAAATATATGTTCAAGAGTTGGTGTTCAACTCAAAAATTTAATAATGCAACCAATCTATCACATGTGCTCATGGACGGAGGAAAACTCTCTGTGCCATTTGATAGATTGAATGACTTTTATGACAAATACATAGAGGTTATCAAGAAGGGTGAGAAACTATTTGTAGTTGAACAGAAAACCCCTACATATAATTTTTTCATCGATATTGATTATAAGAATGAAGATTCTCTTTCGATTGATGATATCAAATCTATATGTAAAATAATTTGTGACAAAGTCAAACGCCACGGTGGTAAGAAATGTCTCATATCTATATCACCTCCAAAGAAATGTGGAACCCTTGTGAAGACCGGTGTACATTTAAATTGGCCTAATTTTGTTGTTGATCAGTCATCTGCGATCGCTCTCAGGGAACATGTGCTCATTGCACTCTCTAAAGCGAAGAGTGGAACGGATTGGAATGAAATAATAGACTCTTCTGTATATGGTGATTTACATAGGAAAACCAAGGGGAGTGGATTTCGTATGCCATGGTCGTATAAAAAAGCCAAACATGAAGCATGTGATGGACGAGGATGTTCTGAGTGTGAAAATGGGAAGGTAAATCAACTATCATATCTCCCAGTTTTCATGTACACACCAGAACCATTGAGTACGATCATTCGTGTCGAACAGGCACCAGATGTTGAATTCCTAAAGATGTCTGCTGTCCGAACGGATGCACCCCAAAACACATTTATTCAACCACCGTCGGCACCTATACGAGAGGGTTCATTTACTGAAGAAGAGACGAAGGATGAACTCCAAGATGAAGAACTTAAGTCCTTAATTGAAGCATTTGTCAGAAAAAATATAGAGGGTCAGTCTGAGGCGTATATCACTAAATTATTTAAACACAAAACGATGTTTCTCGTATCAACTACATCAAACTATTGTGAGAATCTGAAAAGGAATCATAATTCAAATCATATTTGGTTCATCATCAGTGGTAAATTGATTATACAGAAATGTTTCTGTAGATGTGAAACGTTACGTGGGCGGAGAGATGGTTTTTGTAAAGATTTCTGTGGGCGTCGACACGAGCTCCCATCTCCGATCATAGATCGTTTGTACCCCAAAAGAGAGGAACTTCAAAAGTGTCCCGAAATTAAAAAATCTATAGATAAATCTAAATTTAATCAACGTGATACTAAACCTTTATTGGAACGATTTATTCAAAAATTTGTACCTGGACAATCGGGTGCTTCTATCGTGAGTATCAGGAGAAACAATACAACGCACGTTGCCCTTACTACGTCATCGTATTGTGAATCTATACAGGGTGAGCATTCGGATCATGTCATGTCCTATGTCATCAAGGGGAATAAAATAACACAACAATGTCCACTATGTAAAGGAAAGAAGAATAGGGCAAGAACTTATGTATTAATAGATAATAATCTTATAAAACTACTTAAACAATAATACTTAATATTACCTAAATGGTTATAATGACCCGTACTCGTTCAGGAAGACATATAAAGAAACCTGTATTATTTCAGCCTACTGAGCATATTCTAGAAGATGACTATGCTACAGACGAACATGATACGGATTTAGATTCCGACATTGACACAGACGATGAAGTTTACGGTGAAGATGATTCAGAAGAAGATGATGACGCCGATGAAAATGGTAATCTCAAAGATTTTGTGGTAGAAGATGAAAGTGAAAGTGAGGAAGAAGTAGCTTAAAAAAACCCCACGTTATTTCAGAAATGGAAACCGACATTGGTAACCCCATCGAATATAATTCCATACTCCAAGATGTTCCAGAAGAGAAAGATGAAAGTAATGATAAACCAGCACGTGAGGAGGAATATTATTTTCATCCATCTGAATATCAACAACCACCACAGTATCAAGAAAAAGAATCATCTGATCTTTTTAAGAATGTAGAGAAGTCGACATGGATAATTGCGTTTGCTGTATTTTTACTTGGATTTTTTATGGGGAAAACCATGCAACCAGTGATTCTCAGGTATGCCTGAGTATGATACAAACTTTCCTATATTCCCAACTTTAGGAGGAATAAAGTGATTAATAAAGGGATCTCTATATGTATCCTCAATAAAACCAGCAGTAGTACTCGCTTCTATTTTTTTACGTTTTATTTCCTTTTTCCTTTTCATTTTGTTTTTTGAACTCATCCCTTCAAAAAACAATATAAAGAACGCACTCACAATGATGACGGTGACAAATGTAGTTATCATTTATTATTAGTTATGAAAATTATTTTTCTTCCTCTTCCCCTTCCTCTCCTTCTTTGACATCATTCAATTTCAAATTTTCTGCACGTTTCTTTTGAAGTTCTTCAACTTCTTTTGCGACGATACTATCAGCCTCTTTGACGAGATCTTCCATATTCGCATTAGGTTGCTCCTTTTTGAGACGTTCCATAACTTCGGCTGGGTGAGAAATTGGCGCCTCATCAGACTTTGTGTAATAGTGTGAATTTTCGTCACCTGGTGTGATATGAATTTTATCATCCTTCATTCCTTGTTTACGTTCATTAAACATACGCGCAGCCTGTGCCTGATTTTCTTTGTATCCAGACATGATTTCTTCAAGCTTTTCATTTGTATAATGGACATCTTCGATTTTTGTGGGGTCAGGGGGGATCAGGAGCCATTTATAGAGATCGACTACATAGATATCAAACGTGGAGTCTTCCTTCTGTAGACGTTTGGCATGGTTTGCTGCTTCATCACGGGTCGCGAAAGCGCCGCGAATTTTAATACCTTGCTTTTCATTCTTCTGGGGTGAATCGGGACCAACGATAGAAAGGCATGCGAAAGCCTGGCCAGGAACGGTAGTATAGTCAGTTTCGAGAGACATTATACATTTCATACAACTTTAAACTTTAAGCCCTAAGTAATAGATACAATGTTAAAGATATTATATATAAATTGACTATGGAGGAGATACGTAAAAACCACAATGATGCGAAACGATCTTTGATACAATCCGTTACCAAAGAAGGTGGTCATATATTAGATGTCGGTTGTGGTTTTGGTGGAGATCTTCAAAAATGGCATAAATGTGGGGTAAACATAAATATGTGTGACCCAGAACCTTTGGCACTCGTAGAGGCTAAATCACGCGCTAAGACTATGCACATGCGCGTTAATTTTTACGAGGGTGATATTCAACATTGTCCTAACAGAAAGTTTGATATCGTGTGTTATAATTTTTCTCTTCATTATATATTCGCTTCGAAACATTTATTTTTCAGTTCTATCAATGAAATCAAAAAACGTATTAAGCATGGTGGAAAGCTCATAGGTATCATCCCAGATTCTGAAAAAATTATCTTCAAGACACCTTTACATGATGAAATGGGTAACTTTTTCAAACTGAAAGAGCATGGCAATGGTGGATTTGGGGAAAAGCTATTTGTCAATCTCACGGATACCCCATATTACGCAGATGGGCCTAAATCTGAACCTGTCGGGTACAAGGATCTTTTGATCACACATTTAGAAGAGTTGGGGTTTAAATTACAACTTTGGGAGGGACTTCGAGGGAATCCAATCTCAGAATTGTATAGTAAATTTATCTTTGTATATATCAGATGATACCTTTTATTGTATTAATACTCATCAACATAATCATATTATTTCAGACACGGGAACCACGTGTTTTTAAAGAAGTAAAAGAGAGATATCAAATTCTCAGAAGCCATCTCAAGAAGACGAACAACGAAAAGTTTAAAGTCCTTGTTCAACCTATCCCTCTTACGGGTGTTACGAGAATGTCCGGTACAGTAGGATTTAATGTAAACAAGGGAGCGGACATAACAATGTGTTTAGATGGGAACACCAATGAAATCATGCATGTACTCATCCATGAACTCACTCACAGTACTGTATCTGAATGGGATCATTCAGAAAACTTTTGGAATAATTACGCCGAATTGAGGGAAATTTGTGAATCAATCGGTATTTACACTAGACTGGCTGATAAAACCAAATTTTGTGGGCAGTATATTCAGGATAAATAATAATATCTGAATACTATAAATGCAAACTCCCGTGAATGACCTTCTCTCGGCGATTTTCGCTTGGGTTGTATTCTACGCCGTGACCCAAGTCCCTAAACATTTAGACAACTATTACGTAAACCTTGTGTTCCTCACAGTTGTGATTCCAAATGCTGCTCGCGCTATTGTAGGTAGTTTCCCCCGTCTTGCTGTCGATCGGTCTTTCTTTGCTATGTCGTCCCTTTTCGCGCTTATAGTCGTATTCGCGATAAACGAAATGTGGAAGCGGTCTAAGGATACAGTCAAGAATTTTCATAAGAGCGATAGAAAGAAGCATTTGGAATTGAGTGCGGTTTTAGTAGCTGCTTTCACAGTGGGTGCTTTGGCTACGTACTTCAGTGGTATAGATAACAGTATCTATAACAATATGATGCCAGTGGCTTAAACCCGAATAATATAGGTTTTCGCGACAAAGAAAATTACAGCGGCGATCACACCGGTCGTTGCCAAACCAACCATACTTCTACCCCCTTGTTCGTTAAGGAATTTGGGGATAGAGGTCGCAAGACGATCTTGGATAGGCTTGCTCACGGCAACGGCGGTAGCAATGGCCACGATGGCTGCGGTAAGCTGATCATCGGTCATGTTCAAGGGGTTCTTACTGTCGGGAACTTCCTTTACCTTATTTTGGTTGGAAGGGTATGCATGTTGGGGTTGAGCAGCAACCATTTGTGGCATAATACCCTGTGCTCTGGGATCTTCGCTCATGGAAGGTGGGTCCATCATAATGTCGTTAATGGGTGTGGAGTCCATGGTGTCTTTATGTGTACTTATATTATTTTCCGGTTGTTTAAACGCTGTGGAAGGTCGGTTATTCTCATGTAAAGGTATCATACCCTCACCGTCATCAAAAAGATTCATCGTCGAAACGTCGTTAGAAGCCATATATTATAGTCCTATGTTTTCTAAGATATTACGTGACGCAGTTACTTGCGCTTAGTAATTATGAGATTCGATTTTTTGGTTGCCTTCTTTGCGTCCTGTTCAGGCTGGGTGATATGCTTGGGATTATACATTTTTTTATGTAGGTTCCATAATTGGGGACTACCAACCCTAAAGTTTTTTCGAACCGATGCTTTATACCAAAATACACAATCCTGTATCTTATTTGACTTTACTGTATTGTCTAATACGAGACATTCGTAATTTTCTGTACATGCGTCCATCACTTTACAAAACATGTCAAATGATGGAAAGATACCAAAGAAAGATTTATATAACTTTTCTCGGTTCTGAATAATATTTTCACGAAGAATGAAAACATAGTCAACATTGGCTCGAAGTGCTGGTGGAAGATCCATTACATATTGCATGGTCAGCATAAAAAAAATCTTCCAATGCCGACCATTCATAAAACATTGACGAATACATGTATCTTTTAGAAACTTTGAGTCATACATACAGTCATCCAGAAGCATAAAGGCT